TAGAACTCTTAGTTACCTTCTCACACCTCTGTGTGAGGAACTGTCATACAGTAGAATGTCAGTCTACTGTGTAGTAGTAAAAACCATTCGTTATTATGGGAGAGTGACTATCACCTCTCACTCGCATAATAACGAATGTGGACTACTTGCTTGCTATAAAAGGCGCGAGCCTTTTATCCCGTAGGAATCCATGACGCTTACGCGTCAGGGATTTCTACCGTGACCTCCGCGGTATACTTCGTATACCCGGAGAGGTATGCATACCGAGAGGTAAAGGGACCATCGGGACCGTCCACCTCTTGGGTGCAGACCTTGAGAGACTTCCAAGTCTCCTTGTTGACAACGTCAAGAGGAGTGAGGAAGGCGAACAGGTCGCTCTCGCCATCGAGGCGGACGAAGTATTTTACTTCGCCCGTCTCTTTGTGCGTTTTGCTTACAAGACGAGCGTCAGCGATGTCGAAGGATGCAAATTGCTTCATGTGTTGGGGGTGTTTTTGATGTCGATGTATAGGAGGGGTCGGTGATGGGGTAGGGACCCACTCTCAAAAATTTTTCAGAATTTTTTCTATCTTAGTAGTATGAAAACCATAGACACCTTTAATCCCAAACACAAAGTCAATAGACCAGGGATACATTCTAAGACTAAGACGTCTAAGAACAAGAATTCAAAAAATTACAAGAAGGCATATCGAGGACAAGGACGATAGTCTTATATTTGCATCTAGAAACCTCAAAGGAGACCGGCCCTGAGGTAACCAGGAAGGGCCTAGACATCGGGTTTTAGTAAGGTACTAACATAGGTATCTGAAAGTCGTCCCCGGTAGTTTCGAAAAGTGCGATGGTATAAAACTCGGGTGGGAACAAGGCTATAGGCTGAAAGAAATGCCCCCACGTAGGCTAAACACGGCGAGCGGAAATCCATCGTTAGACAGAAAAACGTAAGGGGGAAAATTGTATAGTTATGAGAGAAATTAACCGCATTATCATTCATTGCTCAGCTACCCCAGAAGGTAGAGATGTCAAAGCTGCTACTATTCGTGATTGGCACATGAAGAAAGGTTGGAGCGATATCGGGTATCATTATGTTATTGATATTGAGGGATGTATAGAAGCTGGGAGACCGATAGACAGAGCAGGGGCTCATACTAAAGGTCACAACAAAGACTCTATCGGGATATGCTACATCGGGGGTGTGGATAAAGAGAAGAACGAGAAAGGTCAATGGGTGGCTAAGGACACAATGACTGATCAGCAGGAACACGCTATGCGTGAGCTCATCTACTCTCTGCGTATGGTGTCAGACAAGCAACTCTCAATACACGGGCACAACGAGTTTTCAAAGAAAGCTTGCCCCAGTTTCAAGGTGTCTGAAAAATTTAAAGACATCCTATAAGAATTTCTTTTATATTTGCCATAAACCAAGCATTATGGCATTTAATTTTCATCCTACCCGTGATTGGGTAGTACTCCCGATTCAAGAGAAACGAGAAAAGAGCGGTATCATCCTAGCAGGGGGTGCCGAGCGTAGTCTGCGCAGCAATATACTAGAGGTAATAGCTGCGGGTCCCAAGTGTGAGAACGTAAAGAAGGGCGATACTGTCATGGTACACCCCACTACCGAAGGGCTAGTAATCGAGGTAGATGGGGAGAACTATGTCATGGTCAATGAATTCGCAATATGCGGTAAGTTCCATTGATGAACGGAACTGTAACCATACAGCTAAAAGACTTCGATGAGCTTAGAAAAGCTCAAGGTAAGGCTGAAGAAACTCAAGCTGGGCTCACAAGAGCTGCAAAGGAGCTCGAGGTATTTCTGTCTTTCCTTATCACAAGAGAAAGTATCGCAGAATACATCGAAGAGTTTAACAGGCAATCCCAGAGATCAGAAATAAAGCTGATTGACGGGAGAGCTAAAATATCATTCAAAGATGGTACGCAGAATAAAGATTAACCCAACCACCACCTATCAGTTTCTGCAGGTATTCAATGGGATCCTAGAATTGACTGATAAAGAGCTAGAGGTACTAAGCAACTTCATAGATCTCAGTACTACAATAAATCTATGCTCCCCAGAAAATAAAAAGCTTGTTGCAGAGAAGCTTAAAATAGATAACCCAAACACCTTGAACATCTACGTAAAAAGACTCAAGGATAAGGGAGCAATCAAGAAAACAAAAAATGGGTATATTTTATCCAAGCTGCTAGAACGCAACTCACAAGTCATCATAGAAATCAACTCATAATGCCTTCTATATACAACATGGTAAAGGGCTTCGTAAAAGAAGCAGTAGAATACGCCAAGCAAGGAGCCCCACACGTAACTGCAAAGCAGTACGAAGACAGACTCAAAGCATGCTACAGTTGTGAGCACCTCAAAAAAGATGTGGAAAGATGTGGTCTATGCGGGTGCTTAATAGAGCACAAAGCCAAGTGGGCTACAGCAAGCTGTCCAGACAATCCTAAAAGGTGGGAGAAAATAGTAGTAGGGAAAGGAGGTAAAAAAGTAAAGCTTAAAAATGGATCAAAAGGTAATTCTACAAAAGCTGGCAACGAAGTACAACCTCCCGATACAGAAAGTTGAAGAAGTAGTTAATTACCAATTCAAGTATGTCTCATCCATAATAAAAAGCGGGAACTTTGAGTCAGTAAGACTCCCATACCTAGGGAAGTTTCATGTGCTCCCAGGCAGATTAAAATATCTTAGAGATGCGAGAGCTAATTGTCGTAAGTAACAACGTAGTAGTACCCTCCCCATACGCTCTCACCATCAGTGAATTCAAGATACTGAAGGGTAATGAACTTGGGGCTGTATACTTTTTCGCTGATCACAACTCCCCCTACGCTGTCTACGACGAAGACGAGAGGGAGGATAAGATAGCACAAGACTTAAAAGCTAAGTTCACTGCAAAAGTGAAAGCAGGGATAGATAAATATAGGGAACTATCTGAAACTCATGCAGTTAAGCTACTCAAAGCAGCACGTCACTCCATCAACAAACTAGAGAAGTACTTCCGCACAGTAGACCTCACTCTAATAGATGACCACGGTAAACCAATCTACTCTGCCAAAGACTTGATCATGAATCTAGAGAAGATGGGGAAAGTAGTACAGGGTCTAGAGGATCTAGAGGAGATAGTCAAGAAGCAACAGTCCAAGGGTAACCCAAATCGTGGGGGTGTAGTAACTAACAAGTACTCACAGTAATGTTCAAAGACACCCATAAGTATTCCCCAGCTGCTAGCCACTACTTAGACAGAGGATTCTACACTGACTCCCTCCCGGGCACCAAGGAGTACTACGACTATTGGGATGAGCAAAAGCAACGTTGCCTAACTGGGTATATGGACATTACAGGGTTTCATTACTTCTACTTGAACTTCTGCCCTATCGACAGAGTCATAGACGAGCTGCTCCCTGATGGGAGTAACATAGCACGAAGAGACCGTACGTTCCCTGCATTCTATGATGGGGACTACGATTACTTCCATGCAATAGATAGATGCCGTAAAGAGAACAAGCATATGATAGTGCTCAAAGCACGTCGTAAAGGTTTCTCGTACAAAGCTGGGGCTATGCTAGCACGGAACTACTTCTTAATGCGTAACTCTAAGAACTACGTATTTGCTAGTCAGAAAGAATACCTCATCGGGGATGGACTTCTATCCAAAGCATGGGACTTCCTGTCCTTCATAGATGACAATACAGCTTGGACACAGCCTAGACTAAGGGACAGAGAAATGCACAAGCAGTCAGGGTACAAGAAGAACGTAAACGGGGCAGACGTAGAACTAGGGATGAAGTCACAGATTATCGGGGTGTCCCTGAAGGACAACCCTGATAAGGTACGTGGTAAAGCTGGGGACCTCATCTTCTTCGAGGAAGCCGGATCATTTGGGGGATTGCTTAAAGCGTGGGAAGTGGCTATGCCTACTATGCGGCAGGGCTCCAAGACACTTGGTACAATGATAGCATTTGGTACGGGTGGTGAAGAAGGGGTAGGCTTTGAGGGTATGGAAGAACTGTTCTATCACCCTGACTCCTACGACTGCATGGCATTTGACAATGAGTGGGATGCAGGTGCTATGGGAACTAAGTGTGGGTACTTTGTCCCGATATATCAAAACTTAGATGGGTTTATAGACGATGACGGTAATTCGCAGGTACAAGAAGCTAAAGAGCACGAAGAGATACAGCGCGAAAAGAAAAAGGGTGCCAATGACCCAAAAGCTCTGGACCAGTATACTGCAGAGCATCCATTCACTCCGCAAGAAGCAACGCTGCAAGTGACAGCTAACTTGTTTGATGTAACCTCTTTGAAAGAACAATACAATAAGGTAAAGGCACACGACCTGCACAAAGAAGGTACTGCAGGTGTCCTTTACTACAACAAGGATAAAGCTATAGCCTTTCGCCCATCCCAAGAAGTTACCCCTGTACTAAAGTTCCCACACAGAAAAGGGGATAAGACAGAAGGGGCAGTAGTAATGTACGAGTCTCCATATTCAACAAAAGAAGGAGAAGTCCCACACAATCTGTACTTTGTATGCCATGACCCATACGCACAAGAGAAGTCTGGGTCTAACGAGTCACTCGGGGCTGCCTTTGTAATGAAGCGCCCAAACAACCTCTCTAAACCTGACGATGTAATTGTAGCTAGCTATGTCGGACGCCCGAAGACACAAGATGAGTACAACCGCAATCTATTTATGCTCGCGGAGTACTACAACGCCAAGATCGGATTCGAGAACGATCGTGGTGAGCTCATTGCTTACGCGAAGAGATATCGCAAACTTCATAAGTTACAGGAGGAGTTTGAGATGCTGGATAAGAAAGAACTCAAATCCAGGAAC